GTTATGTAAAGGATGTCCAAGATCTTCAGCTTCAATTTCTTCTCCGAAATAATTGAACTCTTCATCTTCGTCTTCAGCATCCTTATCGGCGTCGTCTTCTTCCATTTCTTCGAAATCCCCACCACCGTCGTCTTCACCGAAATCATCTCCTTCAACATCAAGGTCTTCTTCACCACCGAGGTCTTCCTCGCTGTCAAGAACTCCCATTAACGCATCGTGAAGTTTTTGTGCTAAATCTCTATCAATAGATATCGTAACTTGATCTTCAGATTCACCCATGTCGTCAGCTATGTCATCATCGCCTTCACCGACACCAAGCTCTACTGCGTCAAACTGTTCGTCATCCATTACTTCCTCATATAAACGATCAAAAATAGACTTATTCTTTGCCATACTAGTATTTATATTCTCTCTTGCAATTTTCTTGTTTTCAGCTTTGAAATATGTATCTGCACCAGCAGATGATGATTGTTTTACAGAATATGCATTATCATCTTTAATTTCTTCGTTTTCGGGATCCAATTTTGCACTTGCAAAATTATCTGCTCCTTTTGGTCCAGAATTATCATGAACAAACCCTTTAGTCGTCTTATCATTACCAATTGGAATGTCTTTGATATTCTTGCATGCAGCTGCCCATGTTTTATCTTTTGGCTTACCGGGCTTGATTTGCTGTTTAGCTGCTTTTAATCCTGGTGGGTTACCTAATACAGCTTCATATGCTTCTTCAATTTGAATTAAATCTTTTTTTCTGTTCATGATTTTCGAATATTTAAGTAACTTTCAGCTAATATTGACCAATCCCTATCAGCTTTTGAATGATAAGATTCTTTTTTAGGCTCTTGCTCATCTTGATCAAACCGATTGGCTGTTATACCTGAGGTCTCGTCGTCCATCGCTTCGTCTCCCCAGCCTTCCGGCTGTTGATTTGGTCCTAAATCTTCATTATCCTCATAATTTTCAATAGGATCCATATTAAGTTCGCTATCTTGTAATTCTTGACCAAAACTACTAGATTCTTCACCTTCATCTAAATCCGCTAATGCAGATTCATAAGGTTGGCCATCAATACTACCATCTGCATCAATTCTCAATGTAACTTCAGCCTCTTCTCGACTACCCGGGCTGTTTTTACTCATATGAATAACATTTTCAACCGGGTCAGCTACTGTTCGAATTTTATTAACGTGGTATCCTATACCTTCTAGCTTGTTAACCACCATTTTTTGAACATCCGTGAAAGTTTTAACATCATTTTCTTCATCTGCATCTAAAAAGGCAGATTCATAAAGTAAACCAATGTTCTCTAAATCTTTTTTACGATTCATATACATATTTATGCATTTCCCGTTAAATACTTAATATTATGAAAAATACCAGAGAATTTTATCTAGGTAATCCAAATCTCCCAACCAATAAAGCATTATTTGATTGGACACCTAAAATGGTTGCCGAACTTAAAAAATGTAAAAAGGATTTACTATACTTTGCGGAAAATTTCTTTCACATTATTAATCTAGATCATGGTCGTCAAAAAATCAAATTACATAAATGCCAAAAGCGTGTGTTAAAAAAGATGACTAAAGATAGGTTCTTTATCCTTCTCGCTTCTAGACAGGTGGGAAAAACTACACTGATGACTATTTATACGTTGTGGCATGCTTGTTTTAATGACGATCAACGTATATTGGTTGTTGCTAATAAAGAAGATACAGCGAAAGAAATCTTTTCACGTATCCTAATGGCATATGAAGAGCTTCCAAATTATTTAAAGCCGGGTGTTGTTGAATATGGTAAAGAATCAATGAAATTGACGAATGGTAGTGTTATTGGTATCAGTACCACCACCGGAACAGCTGCACGTGGTCAATCGATTAACTTGATGTTATTGGATGAGTTAGCTTTCATTGAACCTCATATCGTAGATGCGTTCTGGAAATCTGTTTTCCCCGTAATTTCATCATCTAAAAAATCTAAAATCTTTATTGCTTCTACTGCAAATGGGACAGATAACTTGTTTTATAGAACATGGGCTGGAGCTATTGAACACCGGAATGGTTGGGGATATGATAAGATTATGTGGGATGAAATTCCTGGTCGAGATGCAATGTGGAAATATGATACCATTCGGGCAATTGGTAGTGAAGACGCTTTTAATCAAGAATTCGGGTGTCAATTTATAACTAGTTCAGATGCAGCTATTAATGACGATTTATTTGAATCATTAAAAATAAATTGTTATAGGCCAAAAGTGGTTTTAGATGATGAAGCATATAAAATCTGGAAACAACCGGATGATGGTGGGATTTACGTTGCTGGGGTTGATGTAGCTGAGGGTATTAATCAGAACGCATCTTGTATCCAAATATTAGACTTACGGGATTTATCAAATATTGAACAGGTTGCAACATATTGGAGTAAAACTATTGAACCTTATAATTTCACAACAAAACTTCATGAAATATTATTACATTGGGGTTCGCCTCCTGTATTAATTGAAAGAAATAATTGCGGTGGGCAAGTTGTTGATCAATTATATAAGACATTAAGGTATTTTAACGTGGTAAATTATGATATTGGTAATAAACGTAATAATCGGTTAGGTGTTGTAGTTCACACCAATTCAAAATATAGGTGTGTTTCAAATATGCGTTACTATATCAACGAGTTACGTGCTGTAAATATTAGAGATTTAGATACATTAAGCGAAATTAAAACATTTGTTAAACTACCAAACAGTAAATGGGCAGCAACTCCAGGTAATTTAGACGATCGAGTTATGTCATTAGGTTGGGCGTTGTTAATATTAGATAATGATTTAACGAAGAAATTTTTTGAAGTTGTTGAATATGACGACAACAACAGACCTTTAAAACTCCGGAAGTATGATTTTGATTATGGTACAAAAATCGGGACAAATTTATATGGTTGGGGTGATGATAATGCTGAAACTCATGTTGATACCATAGTTTTCAATGAAAAACATAACGACCCGTATAGTAATTCTGAACTCGATTGGATGACACAAAACGGTTGGACTAAAGCAACTGAATTCACCACCCAGAGATCTTACACTCCTGCAGCTAATTCTTGGTTAGTCTAAATAATCATATGACAACAAATTACACACAAAGTCCTTTTAATAAGGAACGTCAAGATAAATTTTTATTGGTTATTCCAGTTCCGGAAGTTTTAAAGGATGATGTATCCAAAACGGTTAGAAGTAATGAGTTTGTTAATCCAGATTCAGTCCAATTTTCGATTTATGGTAGTATTATACCACCTATTGATATACCGGAAATAGAAGTTAGATATGCTGGTCAAAACCTTCATGTCACTAGCCATAACAGGCTTACATACCCTCCAATTGATGTAAATTTTACAATTGATAATAGATTTAACAATTACTGGTTTATTTACAAGTGGTTAGATAAATTGCAAGATGATTATAAGGCATATTTTGATGCGGACAACAATCTCGACATTGGAGAGGTTGTAGAACGTAAGTATATGGCAGATTTCACCATATATGGATTAGACGAATACAACAAAAAAATTGTACAATTTAATTTCACCAAAGGATTTCCGACAAATTTAGGGGGTATTGAGTATAATTATCGGAATCCGAATGAGATAGAAACTACCTTCCGGTTAGCTTACAGTCAATTTAAGGTTGGGCTAGTGCAAGTATAGGTATTATTTAATATAAACATATGATTTAGGATTTTTATTTGTAAAAATCCATAAATATACATATGGCAAGAAGAACAATACAAAGTCCGGGTGTTGAAATCAATGAAATTGATTTGTCATTGCGCGCGGCAGATAAAATTGGCACAAATATATTTATTACAGGATTTGCTCCTCAAGGTCCAAGCGATGAAATTGTTCAAGTTTCAAGTTTGTCTGAGTTTACACAGATTTATGGTACACCAACAAACGCAGCTGAACGATATTTTTACCATACCGTTGCTCAGTCCTTTAATAGTCGAGCAAATATTTTGGTAAATCGTTTACCATATGGTGCAAGTTTAGGTGACGGATTTACAAACAAATATTTCGCAACAGTTTACCCTGTTATACCTGTTAATAAAACAGCATACGACACATATGCTGGTACAAGTTATCAATATTTATCTGCAAATTTTGACGTTCAATGGGATGGATATACGAGTGGAACAACCTTTACATCACAGTTTTCACCAGCATCTGCAAATAATACCATGATTTATTTCATTGGTAAACCAACATTTGTTGCATTAACCCAAGAACAATATGTAGCAATTTTAGATGATTCGGCATTTAATTGGAGTAACACACCAGCTAGAGCAACTGAATTTACCATCGATAATAACAACACAACTTTAACAGGTCAATTTTCAGCTAGTAACTTTGCTGGAGCCGGTCTTATTGTTCTAAATACTGCGAAAACAGCTATTAATCAAAAGCTTGAAGGATATTATATGGCAATTGCTGATAATACTAACCTTTACGCTTCAACAAATTATGACGATATTACACGATTTACCGTTTCAAAGAACGAAACCGATGATGTTGTTCAATATAGCTCTTTAGCAACTATTCCACAGTCTAGATTAAACTTTACATTATCAGCTGATTATAACGCTGAAGCAATTGCTAGCAATATATCTCAAACCCAGGAAAGCATTCCTACATTTGAAATCAATAAAACATCGTTCGACGATACTATTGTATTTGGTTTGTATAAGTTGAGAACCTCGGTCTTTTCTCCAGAAGTAACCAAATTGGATTATGTTTTAGAAGAAGGATATACAGGTAGTATTGATTATTATCGGCAGATTAATAATTCATCTGGTGGTGCACCAGTGAGTTTTTATGTGCCTCAAATAGTAAACAATAATAGCGTTAACTTTGCAGTTAAAATTAACCCATACATCTCTGGTAGATTTGCTGGGGCGTCTCTAAATGATGATGGTACACCACAACGGCGTGTTAGAGTTATAACTGACGAATTAATCAATAATGTGTATACCGGTGAAAACCCAGCGTCGCAATATTTACAAATTGTTGGTTTATCGTCTAGCAATGTTCAAGATATCAGTGATGGTAATAGTTATTTTCAAGTATTATCAGCTGAAAATCCGGTTGATATGGTACCATATGAATATGGAACATTATATGCTCCTGGTTTTGGTCAATCTACAGCATTACCAGCTGCTAAATATAGTACATCAAAAGCATCCAATAATGTTATCGGAGATATTCCAGGTAAATTAGATCGTGTATTTGATAGATTAGCAAATGTTGATTTATTTGATATCGATATTATGCCAGAAGCTGGGTTAGGTACTATCCATGCAACAGTTCAACATACAACAAATGCAACGAATCTTGCTAATGGTTATTTTGATGATCGGGATTCAGTAACTGGATTAAATGGATTATCTGCAACCGGGATATCATTGAGTACTGCTGCTACTAATTTAAGATCTTCTTGGGCTACAGTGCAATCTAAATTTATTAATTTTACACAAAATATTCGAAAGGATTTTATATATATTTCGGATCCATTACGACAAATCTTTATTACCGGTGATAACCAAAAGGGTATCAATGTTCCAGGACAAACATTTCCATTAAACATCTTAACACCGTTAAAACAATTGTATAGTATTATTAATACCAACTATGCATCTGCTTATGCATCGTATGTTCAAGTATATGATTCGAATGTAGGTGGTCAGGTTTGGATACCATTCTCTGGTATAGCTGCAGCAAATTATGCTAGAACAGATGCAAATTTTGCACCATGGTATGCACCAGCTGGTTTCACACGTGGATTAATTAATGTTAATGATATTGCATTATATCCAACACAAAAACAACGTGATCAGATTTATGATCAAGTTAATATTAACCCAGTTGCATTCTTCCCTAGCGAAGGATTTGTAATATTCGGTCAGAAAACATTACAATCACAACCTAGTGCATTCGATAGAGTTAATGTTCGTAGATTGTTCTTATATCTTGAAAAACGAACAAGAGAAACAGTTAAATATTTTGTGTTTGAACCAAACACATTGTTTACTAGAACAAATGTTATTAACACTCTTACTCCAATCTTTGAAGATGCAAAGAATAATGAAGGGTTATATGATTACCTCATTGTATGCGATGAGAGAAATAATACACCCGATGTGATCGATGCTAACGAGTTAGTGATAGATATATATCTTAAACCCACGAGAGCGGCAGAGTTCATTTTGGTAAATTTTTACGCTACAAGAACCGGTCAAGATTTCTCAGAAATCGTTGGTTAATAACAAATCCAATTAAATTCACAGGGCTAGTTCATCTAGCCCTTTTTTATTGTTCACTTAAAACTACCTGGAGCGCATAAATAATAATATGCCAGACGTACGTCAAACAATAGCTGATTTTTATAGAGTAGCAGTTGAACGAGATTTTGCAAGAGATTTTCAATTTAGAGTACTGAGTATTGATTCAGGTGGATCAAGCTCCGTTACGTTTGATGAAGATGATCTCGTATATTGCACAACTGCGAATTTACCTGCAAGACAAGTAACCAATGTTGCTGTGCCATACATGGGATTAAACTTTAATATCCCTGGGAATGCAACATATCCTGGAAGTGATAACTATTCACTACAATTTTACTGTGATCAAAACTCTCAAATTCGACAGAAATTTGAAGATATGTCACGAGATATTTTTGATGATGCAACATCAACTGGAAATTACTTTGCTCCAAGACAATCTGCAGTTATTGATTTAGTTCAATTAGATACCCAATTAAATGAAGTTGCTCAATATCAGTTAATCGGAGCATCAGTTCGAAATGTTGGTGAATTAAATTATAATATCTCTGCTGGGTCTGGAACAATTGTTAATTTTACTGTTTCATTAGCTTACCATTACTTTAGACGACGCGAATAATGTGAACTCCGAACAAAAATACGACTTAACCTTCGAAGAATCCCGGACGAAATCTGGGATTCAGTTTGTTATGTATGTTGTTCGAAATAATAGACGATATCGCGCTGGTAAAATATCTGTTTATATGGATGATGAAGATAGATATTTAGTAGAATCATCCTATCTAAATGAAAAATATAGAGGTAAAGGTCTTGGTAAAAAATTGTATACCTATGCATTAGAATCGTTAGGAATATTAAAAACTAATTATTTTGAAGCAAGTGTGTTGGCTCAACATGTTTGGAGATCACTTACAAAACAATATAAATCCAGAAAACATTTTTTTAATGGAACACTTACCCTATACAATACCCTTAAATAATTATTGTGAATAACCCATTTACTAATGCAATCCGTGGTTTAGGTGAGAATGCTAGTGGTCTATTAACTGGAACTAATCCACTATCTCAACCACAAATAACTTCTGTTTTTGGATTTACTGTACCTGGTACCCCGTTAATTAGTACACGAGATTTCTTCTTATCTCAAATGGAATCGTGGTTTACTACTATACCACTCCGTACTCAATGGATGTTACTTATTCAAGGATATCCACAGTTATTACAAACAGAAGTAGTTCAATCATTAGAAGATAGGGCTGGTAACTATAATAATTTTGATATTAACCAAGCTGTTAGTATTCTAAAATCATATCCGTTGAATAAAGTAATCGGTTGTGTGTTTGCTCAAGGAATTGATATCCCTAGCATGCAAAAATTATCAACTAGTAAAACTAAAGTGTTTAATGATAAACAACGTGGTTTTATCCCAGGTCAAATTAGTGAGGGCAAAAATTCATTTGATAATTTAACAATTCAGTTTAGAGAAACAAATACATCCTTTGTTGATTTTGTTGTTAGACCGTGGTCTATGTTGTCTAGTCATTTTGGTTTTGTTGCTAGACAACAAGGGGATTTAAGAGATGTATCCACAACAATTTCAATCTTACAATTTACTAGATCATATCAGAAATTATCTCAAATACCACGCAAAATTTGGACATTTTATAATTGTTTCCCCGTATCCGTTGGTAATCAAAATTTAACATACGATCAAGAAGCAATGGATATTAATACAACCGAATGGACTTATTCGAATTATACCGTTCAAAATAATTTGTATCTACCATTACCAGATATTATTAATAAAATTGCATCTGGTAATATCAATCGAATATCTCCATTTCAACGTTGATATTGTTAGGAGATCATTTAAATTTTATTATGGATTTTGTATTTCCAATAACCATAACTAAAAGTAGGGTTGTATATTGTAAAGAACTTACAAATGGGGATATCTTATCAATCCAAAAATATATTGAAACTGGAGATAAACAATCAATATGTAATTGTTTTGAACAATTAATCTCTAATTTAGTACAAACAGATCATATATTAAATTGTGTTGATAAATTATTAATATTATTAGAATTACGAAGAAACTGCATATCTAAATCTATCGAACTATCTGTAAACAACAAAACTACCGTTATTTCATTAAAAGATGTTTGCAATATAATTATTAACAATTATCAAGACAAGAATTTTAAAATTGAACATAATTATAACGGATCGAATATAACTATTACGTGCAATACTCCTCTTTTACTCTCTTACTATAATTCATTATACACATCGATCAACAAAGTTCAACTAGATAACCATGAAATATTATTAAATACTAATCTACCCTTTGTAGAGCAAATTTTAGACAATATTCCATTAAAAGTTATCCGAACAATTCATCGGAATCATCGTAAATTTCAGCAAAATCAAGTAGAATTATTTAAAGTTGTTGGTGATACGACAATTCCGTATTATTTTAACTACAAAAATGTAGAAATATATAACTTAATTGTATCATGTTACAAATCAACGACAGAATCGTTATATCGCACACAATATTTATGTGTATCCAAACTAAACATACAACCATCTGAATTCAATCAGTTAACTCCCGGTGAAACCAAAATATTATTATCTTCATTTACAGCTGAAATTGAAAAACAAAATGTTAAGTCCGGTGGATTACCAGGGGTGATGGTATAAAATATTAGTATGTTAAACACAGACGAAATCAATAAAATTAATGCCCTTTATAAAGAGATCGATGCCAAAGATGCTGAAATCGCACAGCTTCGCGGAGAACTAGACTATTGCAAAGCATGTATTGATGTAAAACTCAATCAAATTATCGATGGGTTGCACAGCAATTCAAAGCCTGCCAAAGCGACTAAATAAATCATATGCAAGAAAATTTACTCACAGTTAACGTACAAGATAAAAACACAATTAGAACTGTTGATGTAAATTCCGGTGCAATTAAAACAATCAGGGACGTTGGTGGTGAAATTATTCAGGGTCCATTAATTACAGGTAATATGGTTACCATCACCGTGCTTGAACCTTCTGGCAACAAACTTGGTAAGGTATATACATTACCCTCTTTAGCTCTCCACAAAACATTTATTGGATAAGTTGACTTATATAGGCATTTTTTTATCATAAAAGTATGTTAGTGCCCATAGATTTATCCGAAAACAAATCGTTCGTCAATACGTATATCCCGTTATCTGAGTTACTTACTAAAAAACAACAATTCATATTACTGGGTTTTGAGATTAAAAACCGTTATGATGAAGAACGATTAAAAATCCATCAAAAACTCACACCTACTCACATTGTTGATGAACAAACTAACACGAGATATTATGGTGTTATATGTGATTTTGATGAAAAACACAATAAATTGCTCGAAACAATTAAATCATTATATACTAACACGAATGCTGTCATAACTGAGGATAAATTTCACGAAAATACATTAGATCTACAATTATATAATTCAATGGAATTGTTTTTTTGTAATACAGATATACCATTTTATCAAAGATTTTCTAATGTAAATACCTATATATTTTTCAAATAAATTGATATGAATGTAATTAAACGGAATGGAAAGAAAGCAAAATTTGACGAGTCAAAGATCAAAACATGTGTCGTCAGAGCTTGCGAAGGGATAGAAGACGTTGATCACGAACAAATTTTGTATAATGCGAGAATTAAATTGTTCGATGGCGTAAAAACACAAGATATTGATAAATCATTGATCAAATCAGCAAGAGCGTTGATTGAACAAGAACCAGCTTATAAAAAGGTTGCAGCACGCTTACTGCATAAGACAATTATGAAAGAAGTCTTTGGAGAAAGCGCGGATACCGATGCATATGAATTGCAATATAGAAAGACGTTTATCGTTAATCTTAAATCTCTAATTAAAGCTGGTATTGTATCCAAAGAGCTCAATAAGTTTGATCTCGTCGATTTATCAAAATATATTCAAATTGAACGCGACGATAAATTTGAATATCTTGGATTACAAACAATTTATGATCGGTATCTTCTCCATATTAATCAACAACGATTAGAAACACCACAAGCTTTTTGGATGAGAGTGGCAATGGGGCTAGCTATCAATGAAGACGATAAAAATGAAGCAGCAAAGAAATTTTATGATGTTCTTTCAACATTTACATTCATGTCGTCAACTCCAACTCTATTCAATTCCGGTTGCGTACACAATCAATTATCATCATGTTTTCTTTCAACATTTGATGATAGTATTAATGGCATCTTCGATGGCTTACATCAAGAAGCCCTTAAAAGCAAATATGCCGGTGGGCTTGGTATGGATCTCACTCCGTTTAGACCAGCTGGTAATGATATTAAAGGCACGAACGGATCATCTCAAGGAGCTGTTTATTTCTGGAAAGTCTTCAATGATATGTTAGTTGCTGTTAATCAAGGCGGTAAAAGAAAAGGGGCAGGTTGTGGATACCTTGAAACATGGCATGGAGAAATTAATGAATTCTTAGAACTTCGTAAAAATACTGGAGATGAACGGAAAAGAACTCATGATATGAATACCGCAAATTGGATTCCAGATCTGTTCATGAAACAAGTTAAAAAGAACGGACCGTGGTACTTATTTAGCCCATCAGAATGTCCTAAATTACATGAAACATATGGAGAGGAATTCGAACAAAAATATGCTGAATGTATTAAGCGCGGTAATGCTGGTGAACTTAAAACATTTAAAAAGGTAGAAGCTAAAGAATTATGGAAAAAGATGCTTCGGATGATATTCGAAACCGGGCATCCATGGATTACATTTAAAGATCCATCAAATTTACGGTATAGTAATCAGCATGAAGGTGTAGTTCATAGTTCAAACTTATGTACTGAAATATTACTCCATACTACACCAACAATTCATAAAGATGATGGTTCAAGAAAGATTAAAGAATATGGCGAAACAGCTGTATGTAATTTAGGAAGTATTAATCTTAAAGAACATGTTCAAGATGGGGAAATAAATTACGGTAAATTAGCAAATACAATTGGAACAGCAATGAGAATGTTGGATAACGTAATTGATATTAATTTTTATCCAACAGAAGAGGCTAAACGATCAAATTTAAAGCACAGACCGGTTGGATTGGGATCGATGGGTTGGCATGATATGTTTTATCATATGAATATCGATATTGATTCTGCAGAAGCTGTTGAATTATCTAGTAAATTGTATGAATTCATTTCATATTATGCAATTTGGAATAGTTCAATTCTAGCTAGGTCTCGCGGTAAATATTCAACATATGATGGTTCTCTATGGAGTAAAAATATATTCCCGATCGATACATACAAAAATCTTAAAAAATATCGTGGAGAAGAGACAGATATAGTTGAAAATCTTGATTGGAGTGTGGTAAGAGATCACGTAAAAGAACACGGGATGAGAAATTCCAATACAATGGCAATTGCTCCTACCGCTACTATTAGTAGTATTGTTGGATGTGCTCAAAGTATTGAACCATATTACAATAATATCTTTGTTTATAGTACTCTTTCTGGAGATTTTACTATGATTAATGATGCATTTATTAGTGATATGAAAAAACTCGGAGCATGGAATATAGATGCACTTGATAACCTTAAGATCTGTAACGGAGATTTGACGCTCTATGAGTTTCCAAAGGGAGTTAGTAAAGATGATAGGAACAAGCTTAAAACGAAGTATAAAACAGCATTCCAACAAAATCAAATCAATTTAATTAACGCTGCTGCAGCTAGGCAAATATGGATTGATCAAGGACAAAGTTTAAATTTGTATAACAACCAAACATCTTTAAAAGCATTGAACGACATCTATATGCACGCTTGGGAAACCGGGTTAAAAACAACATATTATCTCAGAAATCGCGGAGCAAGTGATATTGAAAAGAGTTCTATTCGAACTAAAAAGGAAGATTCAACACCAGCACAAGATGGTACTGTTGTAGCATGTAATATTAATGATCCAAATTGCGAATCATGTCAATAAGACGGATATCAACAGAAAACGTTAATAATCTAACAGAAGATGAACTAAATCTAATCTCGTATGTTATTAAAGAGCATATGGGATTAGATCCCCTATTTATTTGTTCAATTAAAAAGAAAAAAATATTTGATAAAATGCAAGAAGTCCAAAACTTATTGAACGAGAACGGGAAACAAGTATCTGATAGTATTTTTAAAAAAATATTTATTGAATATAAGAAGTCATAACTGTATAATTAATATTATGGCAAAAGACGGTCAAATTTTATCAAACAATACAGCAGGGGTTAACCAAATTCTACCACATGTACATAAATGGGCATGGGATTTGTATAAAACCGGGAAAAGAAACAATTGGGATCCTGAAGAAGTGCCGATGACTAGAGATATTCAAAACTGGAATAAGTTATCGGATAACGAAAAACGGGTTGCAAAACGAACGCTTGGATTTTTTGCTGGAAGTGAAAGTTTAGTTGGTAATAATCTAGTCACATTATACAAATATATTGTTGATCCGGAATGTCGACAATATATGTCCCGACAAATTTGGGAAGAATGTTTACATAATGATTGTATTGTACATATCTGTGATTCATTATCGTTAGATATCCAAGAAGTTTATGAGGCTTATTCAAGTATACCGTCAATTAAGGCTAAAGATGACTTCTTAATGAATGTTACAACCGGTATTTCTAAAGATATTGATGTGACAACATTAAAGGGTAAACAAGAACTCTTAAGAGCTGCATTTTTATATTGGATTGTTTGTGAAGGTACGTTCTTTTTCTCCGGATTTGCAATGCTTTTATCCATGAAAGATAAACTACCGGGAATCGGCGAACAAATTGAATATACTCTTCGAGATGAAAGTAATCATATTCAATTCGGATCGATTTTGATTAATAAAATCAAAGAACAAAACCCAGAAGTTTGGACTCAAGAATTTGAAGATGAATTAACCAAAATTCTAATTGAAGCTGTTGACCTTGAAATTGCATATGCAAAAGATGTCCTTCCAAATGGAATTCTTGGATTAAATGCAGATATGTTCGTACAATATATGCAATATATCGGTAATCGAAGATTGGAAAGCGTTGGAATGAAACATAGATTTCCATCAGATACAAATCCTTTCGACTTTTTATCCGAAGTTCAAGATCTTTTGAAAGCTAAAAACTTTTTCGAAACCCGTGTTATTGAATATCAATCTAGCGGTGCCCTTGTTGACGATTTTTAATATGATTTATCCAGGAAATAAACAATACCTAACTACAAACCATTGTAAAGATAATCTTCATTGTGATTGGAGCGTTGAGTATCTTTACGGTGATTTTGCAAAATATTGGGATGAAAATAACCTTTGGGATCGGTTTCCAATACAGTTTTTAGCTGATAATAATGAAATTGTTGGAGCTATTGGGTATACATACGAAAAAAACGTACTCCATATTAAACGATTTTTTTGTGTTATCCATCAAAGAGGTAAAGGTTATGGTAGACAATTGTTAGAGCATGCATGGGAACAAGGGTATAATAACGGATGTAATATTATACGTATGTGGTGTGATAGAGATGCAATACCATTTTATTCAAATTTGGGATTTAATTATCTCGGTGTAAATTCATATGAATATGCATATGTATATACTCCAATATTATCAAAAAGTATGCCAGAAACACTAAATAAAACAAAACATTTAAATCCTTTTCAAGTATTGAAGGAAAATAATATACCAGTACCAGAAGAGGCAAAAATTTTCTGTTTATAAATTTTGAAGGAGTATAACAGATAATATAAACAGGGGTGGGTTGGTGGGATTTTTTTAAAAAAATATTGAATTTTTAAGATTACGAATTATAAATATTTATATGAATAATTATTTAAGTGTTTTAGGAAGTCCGAGAGCGGGACAGTTCAGCTCTGATGTCATCGATGAATTATATAACTTGCTTCGTGACCCATTTTTAACATTGGGTAAAACAACATTTTCAGATGACAAGGTTCGGTTCAATACCACAAATAAGCAATTTACTTGTGAAATTGATCTTCCAGGAGTTAAAAAATCTGATATGAAAATTACTCAGGAAGGTGAAACAGTTTATATTAGTGCTACAAGGAAAATAATCACTAGTGGTGGAACCAAAGAAGAAAACTACACAAGATCATTTAAGTTTGATCGGTTTAAATTCGATGTTGCCTCTCTTAACGCGAAATTAGAAGATGGTATATTAACCATCACGTTACAAGCCAAACATATCCCTAAAAATGAAGTAAAAGAAATTAAAGTTAGTTGAGTTTTATTTCAACTATAGTAAATAATTTAGGTCATGCAGATTGTTTGGGAGTTGTAGGTAGTGGTGATACTTACAATTGGTTTAGGTGGATCTGCATGACCTTTTATTATGACAAAAACACTTAAAATATTGGTTATTGGAGAACTTTGTTTAGATAAATTCACATACGGTAAAGCATTTAGGTTATGTCCAGATGTACCAGCTCCTGTATTTACACCAGTTCATGAAATACAAAATCCCGGAATGGCTGGTAATGTTGTCAATAATCTTACACAACTTAAAAATGCCAAAGTTGATTTGGTTTCAAATTCAGAACATATTATTAAACAACGATATGTTGATAAAACCACTAACCATACCTTTTTAAGAGTTGATTATAACGATTCAGTCAAACCATATGATAATTCCCACCCGGCTATTGAAGCTGAATTAGATACATATGATTTTGTGATTATTTCAGATTACTGTAAAGGATTTGTCACCGAAGAATTAATTCAAAAAGTATGTGATAATCACCCGATGGTATTTGTAGAGACCAAAAAGATTCTCGGAGATTTCTGCAAAAACGCAAAGTTCATTAAAATGAATGAACAAGAATTCAGTGATATTCAACATACAATAAACGTTCAAGATTGGGATGATAAATTAATTATCACGTTAGGAGACCGTGGATGCCAATATAAAAATCAAATTTATCCGGTTAATAAAGTTGAAGTATTCGACTTATGTGGTGCTGGGGATACATTTTTAGCGGCATTTGCAGTTGGATATTGGTTGGATAATGATATTGAAAGCTCAATCGAACTAGCTAATAATGCTGCAAGTGAGGTAGTCCAGCACCGGGGTGTTGTAGCTGTTTATTCCCGATTAAATGAATCTGGTGAAGAAACAATTGTTAAAAAATTGAACATCTAGGGATAGCTCATATAATTTTTATATGGCTAAAAAGATTGAATTAGAACCTTGTTTATTTTGCCCGCCAAAACATCAATTGAGATCAAATCTCTCATTATGGACTCTTCTTGGAAGTAATAGGCACCATTGCATTTCCTGTGAAAGGTGTGGCGCAAAAGGACCAATTGTTGAAGAAGAAAACAAAAAAATTGCCTTAAATTTAGCAGCAGAGTTGTGGAATAAAAGATTTAATTAAGTATTGTCATGTCGTTTTTATTAGCTAACTTACCTATAACTAAAGTATACGTTAAATCCGAATATTTATATAATTTAGAACAACCATCAACCGCGTTGATTGAAGGGTATTGGTGCACTGTTAAATCGAAACAAGGTAAAGCATTATTATTTGAAACCCTATTACCTGAATATGGTGCTCTATATGATAAATTACCTATTTCGGCTTTTGTTTGGAATAAAAATTATGATAGAGGTAATCAACTACCATTACAAATGTTACAACTTTGGGATTGCTTTTCATATCATATAACGATACTTGAAAAAGCATTACTTAAAGGGTTAACATGTGAGTTTAAAGCAAAAGATAAAAATTGGTATAAAGGTCAATATCTATTTACGATAGATTCATGTGCTCCAGATTCAAATCTAATTGACACAACATTTAGTGAAGTAAATGCAGAACATAAAAGTTTTAATATACTTAAATTAGAAAACGGTCAATTTGCCGCACAACCTAACAATAGAATTAGGTGGTATGAACAATCATTAATTCCAGAACAAATTAAAAAATGCGATTTCAAAGTATGTGACCGTGATTATACATGCGAAACCGGAGAAAAATGGACAGTCGGTGATTCTGACGATTTTTTTTACAAATCAAATGTTGAATTAATTGAGGAAAATAGCTAATATAGATATATGGCGCATTTAATATTGTTACATCAATTAGATCAAGGCAACACACCTGGTGATAATAAGTATATACCAACACTTTTTAATTTAGATTCCGTGGATTTAATTGAACCATCAACACCAGAAGCTACGAAAACACATAGTTTAATCCAATTTAGATGGGGTAGTAGAGTTAAAGTTAAACAATCATTAACAGAAATACGTGAAAAATCATTAGAACATTAATATGAATGTAGAAGTAATTTTAAGAGCATTAGAGCATTATTGTAAACAACACAAACAACTAAATTTAGATTCAAAAGCCACAAAAGAACATATGGCTAAATGGATCTCTGATTTTATTGTTGAGGATTTTAACCAATCTCAAATGAACGAATTAGACGATGAATATGAGAAAATTAGCAAGTATAAGAACAATCACAGATGTTAAACCAATTGAAGGTGCGGATAAAATTCAAGCCTATCAAGTTGATGGTTGGTGGGTAGTTGATCAAAAAGACACTCATAAAATTGGAGATAAAGTAATCTATTTTGAAATCGATAGTTTTCTCCCAATAAAACCAGAATTTGAATTTCTTCGAAAATCGTCTTACAAGAAATTACAAGACGGAACCGAGGGATTCCGATTGAAAACTATTCGTCTCCGTGGACAAATTAGTCAAGGTTTAATTCAACCACTCACATTTGATGCTGAAGAAGGCGAAGATGTAACCGAAAAACTTGGTGTTGTCAAGTACGAACCACCAATTCCAGCACAATTAGCTGGAAAGGTTAAAGGAAATTTTCCATTCTTCATTCCTAAAACAGATGAGGAAAGAATTCAAAATCTCAAGAAATATGTTGCAAAATACCATGGAGAGGCGGTATATATCACTGAAAAGCTCGACGGATCTAGCTTTACCTGTTTTTATCACCAATCGAAGGACGATAAAGAAGCTGAATTCGGGATTTGTTCTAGAAATCTCCAGTTAACTGAAACAGAAGGTAATACATTGTGGCAAGTTGCAAGAGAACTTCATTTGTAGAACAAACTCAAAAAATATTGTGAAGATAATAATGTTAGTATTGCTCTTCAAGGAGAGTTAGTTGGACCAGGGATCCAAGGTAATCCCTACAAGCTATCAGCACCAACAGTTTATTTCTTCACGGCATTTAATATTTCAATCCAACAACGGTTTGGAGGTATTGATTTTATGGATATCATCGAAGAATTGGAATTGAAAACGGTGCCAATTCTTGAGTACATGACATTACCGGAGGAAAATCTTATTGATTTTATGCTTGATTATGCGATTGGAAGGTCTATAATCAATGGTGACGCTGAAAGAGAAGGGGTTGTTGTAAGGAGTTTGAATGAATACAACGGGTTTTCTTTCAAAGCAATTAGTAATAATTTTCTTTTAAAACATAAATAAAAAACAGTTGTTGGTTTTAGGAGAGTTATTAATATTTAAGGGTAGTAAGGAAGTACGCACGTTGGGTGGACCGAGACGTAGACAGGTCGTAGTTAGGGGTGCACATTTAATTACCGAATAGGTTCGAATCCTATCTTCCTTATTACCACTAATTTTAAATTTTGTTCTTTGATTATTTTGGGCGAGTGGCGTAATTGGTAACCGCAACGAACTTAAAATTCGTTGGTCGTAAGACCGTGTGGGTTCGAGTCCCTCCTCGCCTACCATTTTTATGAGAGTATCTATAATAAAAATCGGAAACCCTACACATTTTAAACTTTTAGAAGATAGCTATCCTGTATGTGGAGTGATAAGTAAATCTGCAAAAGATAACGCTACATGTGATCCAACATGTGTTGATTGTTTAAGATGCCGTAGAACGAAGATTTGGAAAAGTAAAATTATATAATACCCCGGTATCTCAGTTGGTAGAGCATGACACTTTTAATGTTGTTGTCGCAGGTTCAAGTCCTGCTCGGGGTACCAATTTTTAATAAATAATAAGTTGATTGTTCTTTGATAAGTAATATAATAAATTTATGCGGGGTGCAGCAGAGGTTAGCTGAGCTGGCTCATAACCAGAAGGTCGAGGGTTCGAATCCCTCCCCCGCAACCAATTTATGTTGCTAGTAGCTTAATCGGTTAAAGCCTTCGATTGTGAATCGAACGAGTGTGGGTTCAAATCCTATCTAGCACCCTCAGGGAATAGCTCAGTTGGCTAGAGTGCCTCATTTGGAGTGAGGAAGTCGCAGGTTCGAGTCCTGCTTCCCTGACCATTTTAAAATTTGTTCTTTGATATTATATCGCGACTGTGGTGTTTAATGTAGCATGTCTGTCTTCCAAACAGAGGGAGAGGGTTCAAACCCCTCCAGTCGTACCAATTATAACATATACCGAGAAGGATGGTTCCAGAAGTATCAAAAACTTCGCACACCACATAGGATAGCATTGAAGCTCTTATATGTTTTGCAGTCCCTATCGTTTAATGGTTAGGATATCGCCCTTTCACGGCGACGATCTCGGTTCGACTCCGAGTAGGGATACCAATTAACGGGGCCGTAGCTCAATGGGAGAGCGGTTGCTTTGCAAGCAATTGGTTGTCAGTTCGAGTCTGACCGGTATCCACCAATAGTTATGTAGCTCAGTCCGGCTAGCGCCCACACCTGATAAGCGTGAGGTCGCTGGTTCAAATCCAGCCATAA